CCGGTCTGTTTGTAAATGTCGCCGCCACCAACCGCAGCGTAAACATCGCTGCCGAGCGTGGTCATACCCCTCCAGTTCCGAGTCGTTTGACCTAGAGCAATAAAGTTGCCTGTTCCTCCGGTCTGTTTATAAATGTCGCCGTTGTAAGCAGTAGCGTAAACATCGCCGCCAAGTGTGGTCATGCCAATCCAGTCCCGCGCTGTTTGCCCTAAAGCGACAAAGCTGCCTGTTCCGCCGGTCTGTTTGTAAATGTCGCCGCCAACAACAGCAGCATAAATATTGCTGCCAAGTGTGGTCATTGGCCACCAGTTCCGAGTCGTTTGACCTAGAGCAATAAAGTTGCCTGTTCCTCCGGTCTGTTTATAAATGTCGCCGTTGTAAGCAGCAGCGTAAACATCGCTGCCAAGTGTGGTCATACCCCTCCAGATCAGGGCTCCCTGTCCTAGAGCAATGAAATTGCCTGTTCCTCCGGTCTGTTTATAAATATCACCGCTATTAACACAAATATAAACATCGCTGCCGAGCGTGGTCATGGCAATCCAGCCCCGAGTCGTCTGCCCAAGAGCAACAAAATTGCCAAGCACTGGCCCGCTATTCGTTGCCCCCAACAAAGCACTACGTCCCAGCACGATCAGGCCCTCCCCTTGAGTGCGGCAACTTCAATGGTCGTTGTGCCGCCAACAACTTCAATCACGACTTTTTCAACATCGCTGGCGGTTGGGGTTATCGCCGTGCCTCCGTCCCATTTGACGGTGTAGTTTCCGTTGATCGCAGTTGAGGCCACGGTTTGCGATGTGCTGATGGTATAGGTTCCCGTGCCGCCTGTCCCTGTCCCTAGTGCTGTAATCGTTGTGTTAGCAGCAACTCCAGTTCCCGACAGGGTTTGGCCAACCTGGAAGGTTCCCGTGACAGTGCCACCAACAGTCAGGGTTGTCGTCGAAATAGATGATGCTGTGCTGGTGGCAATAGGTATGGTTGGGAACCAAGTGATCGTGTTGCTGGTATATAAGAACGACAGCACACCGCGCCAGATGTAGCCGCTGGGGATGCTGGCGATATTGCTCAGGTTGATCGTGGTAGCACCAGCAATTGCAGCACCAGTCACGAACTCATTGGCTGCCGTCACGTCCAGGGTGTAGGTGCCGCTGGCTGCAGTGAGGCTGACCCGGTTCTGAGCCATGCCGCCATTTGCCACCAGCTCCCAGCCAGTGACCGGGGCCGTGCCCAGGCCAAGCCCAGCCAGTTGCAGGGAGCTGGAGGAGGTCAGGCCACTGCCAGTTGCGCTATATGCCGCAATGCAGTCAGTGTCATTGGTGCCAAAGAATGTCAGAGATAGTACGGCTGTTTCGTTTGCCTTCAGTAGTGTTGGCGTACCACTCAAGAACTTCCACGCCGGGAATGTCAGTGTCCGATCAGCACCGCTGGAGTCCAATCGAATTGCCACCATCCGACCAGCAGCCCTATTACTGGTCGTCAGTGTCAGGTTGCCGGTCAGTGTAATCGAACGATACTGACCGTTGTATGCAGAAATATCCAGGTCAACAGTCGCTGCATATGTGATCGCTGCAAACGATGTAGCAGGAGCTAGGCCATTTGCGCCTGTGCTCACCACGCTCGTCACGGGAGCCGCGCCAGAGCTTGCAGAGGTGATTCTCCCTGCAGCGTCAACAGTGAACGACCCGTAGGTATAACTGCCAGGGGAGACTGCTGTGTTTGGGAGATCCGCAGCTACCAGGGCACGGAACGACGGGGCCGCAGCACCGCCTGAGACCGGGCCAGCCCATACCCCGTTGGCCGTCTGCGTGGCCAGGGTGGCGCTCAGGGTGCCGCTGGTCGAGACTGGCGAGCCGGTGACGCTGAACAGGTTCGGGAGGCTGAGTCCAACACTGGTGACGGATCCGGTGCCAGCCCCGGCAACATTGCCAGCTAGCTTCTGGATCGCCTGAAGAACGCTGTCTGTCGCCGTGACTGCCCCGGTGGTGCTAGTGAAGCCCGTGAGCGGAGTGGACCTGACACCGGCCTCGGTAAAACCGTCGGTGATGCCGTAGCCGCTCAGGGTGGTGGGTGTGCTGGTGATCGTGGTCCACGCCTGGTTGTGTGCAGTTGGCGTCCGGGAGTCAGAGAGCCTGATGTCGCTGCCCTTCACCACCTGGCCGGTCGTGGCGTTGCCCGTGGCAGCGACATCAAGCGAAGACGCCGTGCCAAGGGTGGGCGTGCCGGTGAGGCTGCTGTAGCTGCCAGACGTGGCCACACCAGCCAGGCCCGTGATGGTGCTGGCGGCCTGGGTTCCCGTGTGATTGTCCCTCGCCAGGTAATAGGCCGCAGCGTTGGCCGCCAATCCCGTCAGATTGGTGCTCAGTGGCTGATAGGCCGCCGCAATAGCAACGGTCGTCGAGTACGAAGCGAGCTGGGCCGCCACATATCCCGAGACCGCGAACTGCGTCGGGACAGTGTTGCCGTCTGCTGCGCCGGTTGAGCTGAGCAGGGTGACATTGTTCGACGCCTCCTGGATCTGCACGCCAACCGTGGAGACTCCACCGTTGCGCGAGAACGGACCGATTGCATTCAGGCCGGAAACCGAGAACGAACTCGTGTTGATCGTGACCGCCCCGGAGGTGCCGTCAATCTGGAAGGCGCCGCCAGCGGCATAGACATCGCCAGCATCATTAACGCTGAGGCCGAACACCCGGCCGAAGTTTCTCTCTACAAACGTGTTGGCGCGAACACTGACGCCGCCATTCCAGGGGAGCGCGTTGTAGTTGGTGCCAGACCCCACGAACAAAGCAGTGTGACAACCCGCCGAAACCTGACTGCGGCGGCGGAAATCGCAAGTCGCGCCTCCCGCAGCGCCAGCGACTAGGCCCGCCCCCGTGGGGTTGTAGAGCGAGACGCGATACCCAGCGCGGGCGCCGCTGGTGTCGGCAACGATCGTGCCGCTGGAGTTGATCGGGCTGCTCGACACCACCACATAACCGGTGCCGCCCAACAGCATGATCTGGCCGTTGTGGGGCCTGCTGCTGGAGCCCATCCGGTTGGCGCCCAGGCCGATCACATCCACGCTGGTGGCGGCGGCGCTGGCTGCAACCCGCAGTTGGCCGGTGTACAGAGCGGTGGGGGAGTAGCCATCGGCCACCACGCCATAGATGCCGAACTCGGAGCAGCCGCCGCCAGACAACGTGGCCCAGCCGCCGGTTTCACATTGAACGTGCCAGGTGCAGAACAGGCCGAAGAACGACACCAGCTCCGCATAGGCGTCGTTTTTGACGATGACACCAGGGCCGCCCAGGTTCTGCTGGGTAAACCCGTAAACCACCATGCTCTTGATGGGGCTGTTCGGATGGCACTTGGCGCCATCAACTTCCACGCCGCCGCCCGTGTCGCCATCCGAGGTAGATCCGGCCAAGCCGGCGTCGTCCTCAGCAGTGATCGAGGCGCAGTCTTTGACGTAAGGCGAGCCGTACAGGATCGGGCCTTGGCCGCCATTGGCCTGCTGATCAAACGCGATGGCCCAGGCGCGGGTGCCGACGCTGGAATCGGTGCTGCTGGTGCCGGTGGCCTGGTGACCGGAGAACCGGAAGCCCTCCACCATGCACTCGGAATCGAGCGCGAAGATGTGATTCAGCTCCTGTCCGCTGGCAGGCTTGATGATCGTTGTTCGCTGGGACTGGCCCTTGGCGTAGACCTTGGGGCCAGGGCGCAGGGGGAGGCTCGTTTCGGCGAACGTGCCGGGACCGGCTTCAATCTTGGCGTAGGCGGTTGGGTTGGCGGCGATGTAAGCCCGCGCTGCTGTGACTGCTGCGCCGATGGTCAGGAATGGTTCGCCGGGGCTGGTGCCGACGTTGGAATCTGAAGCCGTGATGCGCTTGCCGACGTAGAACGTCGTTGCGTCTCGGAAGGCGTCCAGCCTGGCCGCCAGGGCAGCGGTGACACTGGTAGCGGCTTTGCCAGCTAGGGCTGCGGCAGTCGCCGAACTGATCGGCTTGTCGGCATCGCTGGTGTTATTGACGGCGCCCAGGCCCACCGTGGCGGCTGTGGCTAGGGCGGCGATTGCTGAGGCTGCAGCGTCCACCGTCGTGCCTGCCTGATCCATAGGCACGCGCTCGGCGCCGGTCAGGGTGGCGGCGCTGGGAAGCCCGGTGATCGTTACGTCTGCCATGACTCAGGCTACCGACTCAGAGCGTGATCAGATACCGGCCATCAAGCGTGGTGAGCCGCAAGCCGGCCAGGGTGGTGATGTTGTTGGCGATAGGGATCGGGGCCGTGGTCTTCATCAACGACACCCGACAGAAGACGCCGTCGTCAAACCTCATCGGCTGAGTTTCTACCTTGTAAGCCTGCCCGTCAACCGTGATGGCATCGCCATAGCCCAGGCCGCCAAAAGTGGCAGTGGGAACGGTCAACATGTAATCAATGATGTTGATCATGCCGCCGAGGATCAGCTCGGAGTTGAGGTCGAGGATCCCCACACCAGAAACGGCCCCGGCGCTCACAGGAACGCCGAAGCCGTCGAGGTCAAGGAAGGCAGTGAGATCCTCGACGAAGGCCATCAGTCGGCAGGCTTGCGGGGTTTCGCTTCCTTGGCAGGAAGTGGCTCAATGATGCCCAGCTCCACCATGGGGGCTGCTTCTGCTGCGGTGAGAGAAATGGTGCCGCCATCCATGAGGAAGGCGGCACCATTATTGATCGGTCCCAGCAGGATCCGGTAACCTTCCATCAGGCCACAGCTGATTTGATCAGGTAGCCAGCCAGCTGACCGGCAATCACAGGAGCTTCGGCCCGCGTAACGGGGAAGAACTGAGATTTGGAGTTGCGCTCCATGTAGGGTTCCTCAGCCAGCGGATAGCCAGACAGGTTGTAGGTGTAACCGAAGGTCGGGGCGCCGTAGTCGGCAACGCCGGCCGTTTCGGTATAGGCCAGAACCACGTCTTTACCCCAGCAGTCGCTTAGCGTGGTGCCGGTGTCATTAGAAAACACAGCATCACCGATATACCAGTTAGGGATTTCGGTAAGCTCCGACAAGATGCCAAGGGTGGCGACCTCGCGGCCGGTGTACTTGGTGTAGTCCTTCAAGATCGGGTGGTACTTCAGCGAAGCCCATACAGCAGGGCCCATGACACCCACGTTAGGGCGGCGGCCAATGCCAGCGCGGATGGCCTCCTTTCCAGTCTCGATGGCGGCCAGCGGGTTGCTGACGTTAGAGGTTTGATCAGACCACTGGGCGGTTCCAGACAGGGTGACCCGGTTACTGGTTGCGTGATTGGCAAGAGTGGTAGCCAATGTGGCCTGAGCAATTTCCAGGCGCAGCTGGAGAATCCGACTGGCGCCATTGATGGCAACGTTGGCATGATCCAGGCTGAAGCTGGAGTTCATGGCCTCCTCCTGAATCTCAACGGGAACCTTGCCTTCAATGGAATAGTCCACCAAGCTGTAGGTTGCGCCGCTGTAACCGAACTGCACTCGGGGAGTGGAAGTGCCGGGAGCGCGGTTGAGACCGAAATACTGCATAAAAGATTCCCGACCGAAGGTCAGAATCTGGCCACCGCGCAGGGGAACGTCAACAGCGGGGAACAGGTAGTTGCCTACCAGGTCGTTCTGCTGAATACCTTGGGCAATGGTGCTCAGGACTGGGTTAACAATCCGAGCCTGAGAAGTGGTGAGTTGGGGCATCGGGGTTACCTCAGTTGGGGATTACGAAGACTTCAAGCGTCGAGCCAGCGGCAGAAGCGGAGCTCAGTGCGCGGGCCACGGACACACCAGTGGAGCGGGTGATAAACCGGCCAGATGAGTCAAACTCAAGCAAGGCACCAGCTGTGACAGCCGCGCCGGCCTCGCCGATTGCCACGCC